GTCTTGCCACTCATACAAGAATGGATTAGCAACATCATCGAGTATATCCCAATCGCCCTCGACAAATCTTTGGTACTGGACAGGCGGCAACTCCTTCAATGACTCGAGGTACTCGAGCGGAATGTGTGGGTTGTCGGTTATCTTGCTCGGTATGTAACTCCATCGCTCAGGTAGACTGTTGTCGCGATATCGATCATAGATGATGGACTTCACCCAATTGTTGGCAGGGTTGCACGTTGCAAGGCAAACGATGGGCGGCTTGCCGTGCGCCTTGTTCCAACTGCCGATACGCTCCTGCACCTTGTAGAACGTAACCTCTTGCAGCTCGTTCACCTCATCGAGCCCTGCGCCGTTGATCTCCAATCCACGAAAGCGGTTGAGGTCTTTGTCATCATCAAAGCTTTCAGCCATGAAGATAAGCTCACTGCCGTTGTTGAAGGTCACAACATTGGTGTCTCTGTTCCAACTCTTGATGTGCGCATTAAGCCCATCGATGAGCAGTCCAGTAAAGCTCGGGAAGGTAGTACGCTTAAGGTCAGGTAAGCTCTTGCGAATGATTGCCCATCGACTGCCACCGTAGTGCAATGCGAGATGGCTGATCGTGAGCAGTAGCCAGTAGGTCTTGCCGCCTCGAATCGCGCCTCCAAAAACAATCACACGCTTCTCGCCGTTAATCGCCTGGTCGAATGCAACTGTCTGTGTCTCGGTCAGCGTGTAGCTCATTCACTCTTTGGCTCGGTGCGAATGATCACCAACGGCTCAGTGCTTGTGATGTTGGTGTCAGTCGTTTGCTTGGGCTTGCCGTAGCCGCGATCAAGCAGCATCTCTGCCGCCTTGATGTCACCGCGCAATGCCTTGGCTTCAATTGCTTTGAGGATTCGCTCGGCAGTTGTTAGGCCGTTCTTTTCATCGCCCAAGATGTCGGCCATAAGCTTGCTCAGCTCGGGCAGCTTCTTAGGTCGGCCAACATTCTTCGTGTTGCCTGAATTCAATTTGCCTCCGTTTCTACCTTCTCTCATGTGACGAGATATTGACGAGTTTATCGTTTCTTAAACTTAGCCGCTTCTGCGTTAGCAATTGCCACCGCTTGCTGTGGTGAGTAGCCTTCATCAATTAGCTTATTGATGTTCATCTGGATGATTTGTGGCGAGTCGCCTTGGAATAGTGGCATAACTTTACAAAGATAGTGTTTTACTTCGCTTGATATCTTCCTCTGTTAGCTTCAATCTTACCACCTTGTTATATATAATCACATCGGCAGTCTTGTATCCTTCTTCGCTGTCGCGCAGTGCTCCAATCAAATACTCGTTTGGCGCATCCACTTGCAAGTCTTCTGATGCTTCCATGATCTGCTGCATGACCTTAAGCTTGAATGTAACCTCAACATCTTGCACTGATCCGATTGGAGTCAGGTAACCAGTGAAGCTGTCATCTTGCAGCCTCATGTATCCACTTCTCCATCTGTTAGCAGCCATCGTTAATCGTTTTGTATGAGTCAAGCATTCTGTATATCATCTTCTTAATTTCGTCCTTCTTGCTCTTAGGCACTCGCAATGTGATGTTGCAGGTGTCCTCGCCGTAGATAAACTTCGGGCCTGCTCCTTTTCTCTTGCCGCCTCTGTTCTCAATCTTCTGTTCCATTGGGCACAAAGATAGGAATTAACTTTTGATTATGCAATTTTAAAGTCTTAATCCACTTTGCGCATCTGCTTAAGTAGTAACTGTACACGATGCTCTCGGGATTGGAATTGATCAAGTGCAACCTGAAGCTTTCATGCGTGCGCTGTGTTGAATGATAGGTCACGCAGCCATCGACAATCTTTCCCTCGATGGGATAGTATTCGTTCATCGTCTTAATTATCTTCTCCTCGGTCGTCATGGTTGATGATGTTTAAAAATTCCGCTTCACTTCTTACAATGTGATACTCGTGGCCCAGTGATCTGCAAAGCTTTTCGAAGGTGATTTGCTGAGGTGACTGTCTGCCGGTGTCTGTCTTCCACTCAATCCAACAAGTCTTGCCTTCTGGCTTGAGGTAGCACATGTCAGCAACTCCTGCGATGACTCCCATGGCTTTATTCATTGCTCCCTTGATGCCGTTGATGGAGTTGTTATTGATGGCGAATATGCGTCCTCTTAAGTCTGGGCGTGCGTTCCAAAGGTTTTGGAAGGCTTTCGCTTGGGTTGCAACTTCGCTCATTGCATCATCTGCACCAGCTGCACCACCCTGCTTTTCACACTTTGGAGGTTGCTATATGTGTGTGTGTGTGTGTGTGTGTGTGTGTGCATATATATATTTCTGTTAATTATTAATAAATTAGGATGTGCATGGTGCAATCCTCTGAAAGCTTTACAGCCGTAGCGAGATAGTGCACCACCCTGTTTTTTGCAAAGGTGGTGCAAGGTGGTGCAGTTAATCATAGTTTCTGAAGATGTTGTACATCATAACCTTTTGACCACGAGGACCTCTACGCTCTTTTCGGAATCCAAGTGTGGTGAGAATTGAGCCGATGCGCTGAGTGTTGAGGTAGTTAAATTTCGTCTCGAGCATAAGGTACTGTTGTATGTCGGTGAGTGACATCCACTCGCCAATTGATGTCTCAGATGAAGGTGAAAGCTTCTTGTTGATAAGATCGTCCTCTGGAGTCGAGAGCTTGAACATCTCTGTTGCTTGGTTAAGCTTGATGATATCTTCTTTGAGGATAGTGTATTCGCATCCTGCTTGGAACATGCAATACAACTCACGCCATAGTGCAGCCTTGTCGCACTGGTTGTAAAGCTCATGGTCGATGTCAAGAATGTGCAGAGGTATCTGCCTGCGGTTTCCTGTTGGATCATTAAGCAGCTGCGTTTCGTTTGATGTTCCGCAGAATACTGCAAGCCTTCTGATGTCAAGTGACACTCTGCCGTATGGCTCGCGAACGTTTATAAACTCTTTTGAGGTGAGTTCCTTCAGTCGCTTGTCTTCCTTCTTGGACTTTCCACCGTATTCGTCATCAAGGATGAACCACTTCTTGCACATAAGGATTTCGTCATCCTTTCCGGCATCCATCTTGGACTCAGCAAATAGGTAGCGCAGTTCTTTTGGAAGCAGATATCGAAACCAATGTGTCTTACCAGTGCCTTGCTTCTCGCCGCAGAATATTAAGACCAGTGGCGAGTGGATTCCGTATGCAGATGCGACAGCAGAAAGAAGCCATCGAGTGATGTACATATCGTAATTCGGTGTGTCGGACTTTACACTGCGAATAAGCAGATCAAGGTTAGGATATTTGTAGTTGATTGGTTGGAATAGATCCTGCTCAAAGAATTCGTGCAAAGGGTTGTACGTATGAATTCTGTTTGAGAATAGTATTGATGTGACCAGGTCTTTGCTTGACTCTTTAAACACTGCTTTGGAATCAAGGAAGATTGAGTTTATGTCATTATCATCAATCGGCTTTCCATTGAGCTCTATGTTGCGAGTGATTAAGTTCCTGCGCAGATCGTATGTGTTGACGAATGCAGCAATGTCGGTGCTTACCGAATCTGATTTAAACTTAATATCCTTGCTTACTATCTGCTCGACTATTTCTTTGGAGTCTTCAGGACTGTATCCTCCTTGCTTTTCAAGTGTCTCGATGATTGCTTCCTTGGAAAGTCCTGCGGCCTTTTGCGAGGTTGTGAATCGAGCGATTGACTTGGTGTACTCTGAATATATTTCAATGCCGTTCTGTTTTGCATGAAAGTAGATTGTGCCGATGCTTGACTTCTTTGCTTTTGTCTCATTGTGATTCTTAAGGCAGGAATCAAACTGGCTATCGCAATCGAGTGAGTTGTACTTGGAGCTGTGCGATGATAAAGTGTGGAAGTGATCTCGGCCTTGCTCTTGAAACTCTTGTATGAGGGCGTAGCAGATGCGTACCCAATCGGAGTAGTCTTCGCATAGGTTGAGCCCTTTGTCATCCATCTGCTTAATCATGGCATCGAAGTCAGTTTTGATGACCATGACTTTGGGATACTTTGGCTCTTTCTTTTTGGGTAGGTACTTCTTAAATGTTGCTGACTTGGTGTTGAGTAGCATGAAAGGATCGTAGGATACGAATCGCGCACGGGATACGTTCTTGCCTGACTGATCCACAATAAGCTGGTACTCGTTGTATAGGTATGCAGCAATTCCATTGAACGCATCGAGGTGGCGAGTGCCATCAATCTTTACGATTAAGCATAAGCCATTGCCTCCGATGGATAGGAAGCAGGCGTATAAATAGGGGTCAGCACCTATGCGCTTCTTGGTTTCGGCGGCATCATCGAGGTTGTCGATGTCAATGGCTATGAAGTTGGAGTGCTGTCTGATTGCATCATCCTTGCGAGCTGAGAAGGAGCCGCTGATTGTTACCAGTGGAGCGGTCTTCTTCTTAAGGTCTTTGATTTCTTTTGTTGGAGCATTGCGGACATCGAAAACTATGTCCTGCCACTTGCCTGTTTGCACTCCTTCGAGGAAGCTAGCAAGTTCGATGTCGGTGTCTTGAGAATCATGAATATTCTTATAGGAGGATATCAGCATTGTATATTGTTTTTAGGGTTGTTTTTAGCTTTTCGTCAACCAAGTCCTTGTGAAATCGGTTAAATCTTCTGTTGCGTTCATGACACCAGAGCCTCGCAATTTCGTGATTCTTTTTAGAGATATGCAAGTAGTTGTCTGCATTTAATTTCTTAATGTTCTTTTT